CGAGCATCCGCGCCACACTCTGGAAAATCGACCCCTCCCATTTGTCGACGAGCCACTCCTTCGCGGACGTGAAGGCACCCGACACCGCCGCCGTCACGTCATCGCCCCACGCGTACCACGCAGCCCCGCCGGCCGCCAGCGCCGCCACGATCAGGCCCAGCGGACCAGTCGCGAACGCGACCACCGCGGCACCGACGGCCGTGATCACCGGCATGGCCGCGCCGATGGCCGTGGCCATGGCCCCGATCGCGATGAGCACGGGACCGAGTGCAGCGGCGAGACCGAGCGCGGCCACGACGGTCGTCTGCATGCCAGGCGACAGGCCCTGGAACGCCGGGACCACGCGTGTCGTGATGAAGTCGGCCAGTTGCTCGATCAGCCCGAGCACCTTGATCAGCGTCGGCTCGAGCGCCTTGGAGATCGACAGCAGTGCGGTGTCGACGGAGCCCTTCATCTTCTCGAAGGCACCAGGCAGGCCGGTCATCATCGCGTCGGCCATCGCCTTCGCCGCGCCGTCCGATTTCTCAAGGCTCGCGGTGAGGGCATCGAGCGCAGGCTGGCCCTGCTGAATCAGCGCGAACATGCCAGGGCCGGCAGCATCCCCGAACAACTTCAGCGCCTGCGCGGCACTGATGTTCTTGCCCTCGAGCAGGCCGACGATCTCCGAGAGGCCCATCAATTTGCCGTTCGACTCGAACGACGTGATCCCGAGTTCCGCCATGACCTCGGTCACTGATTTCACCGGGTTTGCGAGCCTCGACATCGCTTCGCGCAGCGCCCGGCCTGACGTCTCGGCTGCGATGCCGTTGTCCCGCATGATGGCCAGCGCCGCCGAAGCCTCCTCAATCGACACGCCGAAGCCCTGCGCGATCGGGCCGACATACTTGAAGGCCGTCTGGAGGTCGGTGATCTCGAGCGTCGACGCATTGACGGCCTTGGCGAGGACGTCGTTGACGTGCGCCAGGTCAGAAGTCTGGAGCCCGAAGGCCGACAGCGTGCGCGCCGCCAACTCGGCGGACTGACCCATGGAGAGCCCTGACGCCGCCGCCAACTGCAGGACATCGGAGGTCGCCGACATCGCCTGGTTGACGCTGAAGCCGGCCTTCCCGAGCTCGAGCATCGCGTCGGCCGCATCCTTTGCGCTGAAGGCGGTCGCAGCGCCGAGCTCGATCGCTTTGGCGCGCACGGCCTCCATTTCGGCTTCGGTCGGCCGGAGCACGCCCTGGATCGCGTTCATGCTGCGTTCGAAGTCGAGGCCCGTGGCGACGGCGGCCGCTCCGACGCCGGCGATGGCGAGCGAGACCGGCAACATCGCCTGCCCAAGGCTCGACACCGACGAGCCGAATTTCTGGAGGTCTCTGCCGAATTTGTCCGTGTCGCCGGACGCCTTCCGCATCCCGGCTTCGAATTCCGCCGTGTCTGCGGTGAGGACAGCCCTGAGGATGCCGATGACGATGTTCTCGGCCATCAATGCACCTGCCGCAACGGGATCCCGTACTTCTGGCTGAGCATCTGCAGCGCCGATCGCTGGGCCGCGATCGATTGACGGCCGGACGACCGCCTGGCACCGTGCAGGAGCGTCGAGAGTGTCGGCATCCGTTTATCGTTCTGCGTCTTCACGTAGATGTGCACGATGTGGTACGCCAGCACCACATCGCGATCGTGCTCGTCCTCACGCTGCAGGCGGGCGGCCTCGAACTCGGCCGACAACTCCCGTGGCGTGCTGCGCCAGAAGTCCTCGCGGCTCAGACCGATGCGGCGCGCGGCAACGTAGAGCGCTCGCCAGTTCTGGCCTGAGCCGTCCGAGGGCGGCCCGTGGTCTCCGGCGCCTTGTTCGCCGACGCCACCGCCTGCAACGTCTCGCCGATTTCCTCGAGGCCGCCGACGCGCTGCAGCCAGAATCCGGCGTCCTGCGGCGTCTTGATTTCCTCAGCGTGACGGTCCTGGAGGAAGCACCAGATCAGATCCCGCGCCGCCGTCAGGTTGCCCGTCTCGGCCAACACCGACAGCTGTGCGAAGGTCTTCCCGGTGCGTTCCTCGAGGTCGCAGATCGCGTTGATCGTCGGCCGGAGGACGTAGGTCGTCCCGTCGACGACGATCGAGACTTCGCCCTTCTCACGGGTCGCCATGATCAGGGCAGATCCGCCGAGAAGTCCTGCAGCGGCGTCACTTCGACCATGAGCGGAATGAGGCCGTCGGCGCCGATTTCGCCGGGCTGGCACTTCGTGATCACGCCGCGAAACGGCCATTCCGTCGTCGGGCTCCCGGTTTCGTCCGGCAGTAGCAACTTCTGGTTCCGCTCGGTCCGGTTGCGCCAGAGGGCCATGATGCCGCCGTTCTGGAAGGCGCCTGATCCACCACCCGCGTTGCTGTGGCTCTCGTGCGTCGGATCCCAGAGGCACTCCATCGTGAAGGCGCCGCTGTCGCGGAGACCGGCCTTCTTCTCGCGGTGGGCTTCCGGGCTGCGGAGATGCGTCTTGTCGATCACATCGGTCGTCATGTCGCCCGGGGTGATCTTGGTGACTTGGGCGACCGCCGTGAAGGTCTCCGGGCTCGCGCCGTCGCCGATCAGCCACTGCGTGCCGTAGCCGTGGATCGCCTCGGCGGGGTAATACTGATCCGTCACATCTGCCATTGTTCGCTCTCCAGAAAGGGCGCTCGCGCGCCGGTCGTCATCCCGTCCACCAGACCATGTAGTCCTGCCGCACGCGGACGAGCCGCAGTTCGTCTGGCTCGTACGTCACCATCCGGTCGATTCGCACGGCGCCCGTGATCGTCAGCGCCGCGCTGCCGCCCTTCCATCCGGCCAATCCCGTGCCTGACCCGTCGCCATGGATCGCCTCGGCGACCGCCGTGACGCCGGCATACGGGTCACCGCCAGAGGCTTCGTGCGCGAACGCATCGACCTGCACGCGCGATCGATACGGCCCGCCGGCGCCGCGGAGGTGCATGTTCCCGGCCTCGTCGATCAGTTGCACCCGCACCGCTGGCAGCGTCGGGCCCTGCGGCAGCTTCAGCAGATAGCCGCGCGTCCCGATCAGCGCCGCGACGGCCGCGATGTCGAGCACACGCTCGAGCACGGCCTGCTCTGGCGTCACAACAGCCCGCCTCCGGGCCCGCCGGTCACTGCACCACCCGATGACGTGCTCCCAGGACGGATGCCGCGGGCCGCGAGCTCCGTCCAGAACGCTCGGCCGACCTGCGCCAGGCACTGCGGCGCGGTTTCGTCGAACGCCGGCCTGGCGAACGGCTGCGCGCCATGGTGCGCGGTGCCGAACTCCTGAAAGCTCCCGTAGAATCCGGACCGCGTCGGCCCCACGGCCACCGCGACCTCGTTCGCATCCTGCCCGCGCGCGTTCGTCCCGACGCCGATCATCTCCTTCAGGTGCGGCGCCTCCTCGCTCTTCGGCGCCATCTGCGACATGCGGCGCGCCATCGGCTGCGCCGCGGTATCCAGCGCGTCGCGCTTCACCTTCGTCGTGATGCGCGTCGACAGCGACTCGAGCGCCTTCGCGATCGCCTGCCCGCCGTCGAACCGGAGCGTCGTCTTCATGCCGCCTTCACCAGCGTCGTCAGCGTGATCGCCCGATAGCCGTCACGCTGCGCCTCGACGATGTCGTAGAACCGGCCCTGATACTTCAGCCGCCGCGCCTTTGCGACGTCGACCAGGTCGGGGTCCATGCTCGCGAGATACGGCATCGTCCAGCGATGGTAGGCACGGGCCGTGATCTGCGCGCCCCGCAACCCCTCAGCGGTCCGGTCGAAGCTCTGCGCGGCCTCGCGCGACATCCACACGGGTGGCGTCGTGTCGGCGAACGTCTCGATCGGCATCCCGGTCGACCCCTTCGACTGCGTCGCGTGCTGGATCGTCACGCTCAGCGTCCGCTGCCCGGAGGCGATTACCGGCATGCCAGGGCCTCGAGCGACACCTCGTGGTGCGCGAACGACAGCGTCTTCGGCCGCCAGCCATTGCCGCGCAACCCGACGATCCGCTTCACGGCCGCGTCCTGCGGCTGCTTCCGGAGATACGCCGTGGTCGAGGAATCCGCCTGGTATTCGTGGCGAATCAGGCGATCGCTGAGTATCGCCATCGGGGCCGTCGCCGCGCAGCGCCGGCGCCAGTCGCCGTCGGTCCCGTAGTGCCCGCTCAGCGCCTCGTCGTAGCCGCCGACCTGCCAGAACATCGCCCGGGTGATCAGCCAGCTGTTCGGATGCGGCGCCAGCGGTTCGCCGGTGTGCTCGATGCGCGAGAACCCGTAGATCACGGACGGATCGTGCTGACCGTAGATCACCGCAGCCGCGGTCGATTCGGGGATCACGTGATCCATGTCGGTCGCGAGGACCCAGCCGTCCGGCGCGTAGTGGAATGCGATGTTCCTGGCGGCGAGCCAGTTCCAGCGGACGTCCTTCTCGATCCGAAACAGCCGGACCGGGAATGGAAGGTCGGTGCCGGCGAGCACGTCGGCGGCCCGGGCGCGCGGCGATCCGTCGTCCACAAGGATGGCCGTCAGCGAGTCGCGCAGGTGCGCCGGATAGGTGCGCCACCACGCGAACTGCTGGCGCAGGAACGCCGGGTTCTCGTAGTAAGGGTAGACGAGCGTCAGACGCTTCGGCTCGCCCTGGCGCACCGTGACGACCGGGAGCCCGTCGCACCAGGCACGGCCCTTCATGCGGCCCTCCAGATGTCGTTGACCCACGGCCAGCGCGCCGCGGC